CTAACCTCGTTCTCATAGCAGCCCGACCATCGGTAGGTAAAACGGCATTAGCCCTTAATTTCGCACTTAATGCGAATTGCGGGGTACTGATATTCTCATTGGAGGCAAACAAGAAAGAATTGGTTAAACGTTTCGCAGCCGCAAAGTCTGATGTGTTCTTCTACGATGTCAAGAAAGGCAAGCTATCAGAGTTTCAGGAAAAGAAACTACATGAGCAGATACGGGCGTTTAATTCGTTAGATATAAAAATTGACGATAAGACGCAAAGTATCGGTAAAATCATAGCAGGCATAAGGCGGGAAAAGAAACGCAACCCTAACACAAAGCTGGTGATTGTGGACTACCTGCAACTGGTTCGGGGGCAAAAGGACAAGAACAGCAACCGTGAACAGGAGGTAGCAAGCATTTCCCGTGAATTAAAGCTGATTGCTTCGGAGTTAGACATTACGGTGATAGCATTGAGCCAGTTAAACCGTGAAGTCGAAAAAACGGCAAATAAACGCCCTTCATTGGCAAACCTTAGGGAGTCAGGCGCATTGGAGCAGGACGCAAACATCGTGATGATGATATGGCGGCAGGAAGTATCGGAAACGGAACAGAAGCATTTTATCCTGTTTGAGAAGAACAGGGATGGTAAATGCGGTGATGTGCAACTACGGTTTAACGGTGATATTCAGAAATGGACAACCCCCGACCCGTTTACAGCTTTGCAGCCGAATCCGATGCAGGGGATGCCAAACAGATTGCCTAATGACTTCTTTGAGGAAGACCCGCCATTTTAACCGCCCACTCCACAGCCTTACCGACTGAGCCGAATATCTGCTTAGCCTGTTCAGCGGTGGCGGGTTCTAAAGACGCTCCGTAACAGGAGCGTTTTTCGTTGCCCTTCTTAGGGCGACCTACGGGGTTGGATGTTGGTTTCATATCAGTAATTCTGAATTAATGCCGCAAGTATCAGCAGCGTTAGGAAAATGAGGATGGATTTGATGTGGTGCATGGGTTAATTTGTTGTAAAGTCATTAAATGAGCCGTTTTCTTTCAATTTGGCTATTTGTGCTTCAAGTATAAATGCAAGTTTAGACCAAGCCTCAAACCTTGTATCTTCATCGGGCGTAAGACGTTCGCAGAGCATAAAAATAGCCCATGAGTTTCTTTGACGATTGTGAATGCATTTAGCATACGGATAGTATTTTTTGCAAAGTTCTTTGTGTGTCATTGTTTATTATTTTAAAGTTTCCCATTTTACGTTTAATAGTTTTTTGCCTGCATAGTTTATAGCATTGTGTGCTGTGCGTTGGTTGTGTGCTACTATCTTGTAAGTTATTGTAGCTATACCCGCTTCTGTTTTTGTTTCTTGTTTTACATACACATGAAATATGCCTCCGTATCCAACTAATTCAGTGTAAGAAAATGTATATTTTGAATCACCGTAAAACCTTACACATGCAGCAGTAACCATGTTATTCTTTGCCGCTTGTTTCATTGATTTAAGAAGCGACTTCATTTCTTTTGTTGCTTGTTCTGCTGTGTTCATATCTTTCCGTTTTTATGCAGTGTAGGATGCTGCGCCCCGTGTGGTGGTTATGCGGTTATTGTCCAGCCAAGTTTTTTGAATGAAGTTATCATTGATTTTCCTTCGCTATCTGTTGGCAGCATGCAAGTTATGCGGACATTCTTACCATCAAACATGTTAGCATACATGTTGTCGACCTGAGACGATTCTGATGGCGCAATATATGCAACAGGGTATTTCTTGTTTGCTTGTTTTACCGCAATCTCAATAGGCGCATCCATTGGGAACTGCATCAGGCTATTAATCATGTCTTGTACGGTTACTGTTTTGTTTGTGTTCATTTTGTTTTGTTTTAGATAACCGCCTCATTGCGATTATTCCACAAAGCTACACACTAATTAATTACTAACAAAATAATTCTTAGATATTTCTTTTCATAACGTATCACCGTATCGGATAAGGTCGTAACTTTGGGGAATGGCGAACCAGAACAACAGCCAAAAACAGAAGCTATTTGTACAAGAATACCTTGTTGACCTTAATGCAACACAGGCCGCAATACGTGCAGGGTATAGCGAAGCAACCGCCTATTCTCAAGGGCAAAGACTGTTGAAGAATGTTGAAATTGCGAATATGATAGATGAAGCCATGAAAGAACGGGGGGATCGCACCCAAGTCACAGCCGATATGGTAATAGCTGAACTGGCTAAAGTCGCATTTCATAACGTACAGGACTTCGTTAATGGCGGGAATAGCATATTGGAGTTGAAACACCTCGACCGTGAGAAAGTAGCGGCTGTAAGTGCCGTAAAAACCACAATGAAAGCGGATGGCGACTTAGTGAGTGAGGTGAAGTTTCACGACAAGATAGCCGCATTGGAGAAGCTCGGTAGGCATTTAGGTATATTCGAAAAAGACAACACACAGCGCAAACAGGAAAGTATCATCATTCCAGACAAAGTATCTAAGGCAATCGACAAGCTACTCGATGACGCTATATGATAGCAGAACAACAGGTTGAACAAAGGATAAAGCAACGCTGTAAAGAGGATTTTCTATTCTTTACAAAGTACTTCTTCATGATGCGTTTCGGGCGTAAATTCGTAGTTGGCGAACACCATATGCGGATATGTGAAACGCTTGAAAAGGTGTACAATGGTGAAATTACCCGCCTCATAATCAACATTGCGCCACGTTACGGTAAGACTGAATTAGCCGTTAAGAACTTTATCGCTCATGGTTTGGCAATTAACCCAGCTGCAAAGTTTATCCACTTATCTTATTCGGACGACCTTGCATTAGACAACAGCGAAGAAACGAAGAACATTGTTAGTTCTGATACGTTTCAGGCATTGTTTCCAGAGATACAGATTAAGAAGGAAAGTAAGGCGAAAAAAAAATGGTACACTACGGCAGGTGGTGGCGTATATGCTACATCGGCAGCAGGTCAGGTTACAGGTTTTGGTGCGGGTACGGTTGACGATGAGGATTGGGACGAGTTTGCTGCCGAATCACCAAAAGGGAAGTTTGGAGGTGCATTGGTCATTGACGATCCGATTAAGCCAGAGGATGCGGATAGCGACAACGTGCGTGAACGTGTTAACCTGAGATTTGATAGCACTATCAGCAACCGTGTGAACAGCAGGAATCCCCCGATAGTGATTATCATGCAGCGATTGCATGAGCGTGATTTATGCGGGTATCTCATAGACAACGAGGGGGAGAAATGGACGGTACTTAGTCTACCATCAATCAAAGACGATGGTACGGCACTATGGCCTTTTAAGCATACTATTGATGAATTGCGTGAAATGGAAGTGCGAAATCCGATAGTATTTGAGCGTCAACACATGCAAAGACCTACGCCTATTGAGGGTAGGTTGTACAAGACGTTTAAAACCTATTCAGTGTTACCACCCGATGCGAAGGTTAAAAAGTGCATGATAGATACGGCAGATACGGGTGCGGATTTCCTGTGTAGTATCGTGTATATAGCGACCAAAACAGCGTGTTATCTGGTTGACGTGTACTATACCGATAAGGGTATGGAGACTACCGAAATCGAAACGGCAAAGCAGCAAACAACACATGACGTATCAGCGTGTAAGGTTGAAAGCAACAACGGGGGCAGGTCGTTTGCCCGTAATGTGGAGCGGGTTTCCCGTGAGTTAGGCAACTATTCCACTAAATTCACATGGTTCCACCAAAAAGATAACAAACAGGTTCGTATCTTCACCCATTCGGCTGAGGTGCAAAACATGATGTATTATCCTGAAGACTGGGAAAGAAGATGGCCTATGTTTGCATCCGCTTTAAAGTCGTATATTGCAAACGGCAAAAACGCTCATGACGATGCTCCAGACTGTTTAACTTCGATAGTAGAAACAGAATATAAGAAAAATAATTTGTGGATTGCTGCATATTAATTAATTTTACGTTTTATGACATACACCATACAGCAGATAGGCGAAATAATCAAAGAACCGAGGAATAAAGACCTTATTGCCTACGGTGTAGCATCTTATGAAAAAGCTATGCTGCATCTGAGGGGCGCAGGGATGCGTGCTGCATTGGAGCGGATAGACCACTTTGAAAACGATGCGATACACCCTGTTAGGCAGCGTTACGCACTCAGTAACGTTGATTTGTTTAACCGATTGCTGCAAGAGGAAGAACAGGTATTCACAACCGTTGGCGGTCAGATTACGATAGGTTCACCAGTCACAACGAACGAAGATGTATCACGATATACGGTTGAACTCGGCAACCACATGCCGCTCAGGAAATGGATGCAGCGTGTGGGTTATGACGCTTACAACGCAGACCCTATGGGATTGCTATTCATCGAGCATGACGGGGAAACGCCTATGGTTACATACAAGTGCATCAAGTCTATTCACGACTACCACAACGAGGGCAGACACTTGGATTACGTATGCTTCCGTATAGACGAAAGGGACTACAATCAGTACAGTATAGGCGGCATAACGTTTGAAATGCAGTCTAAGAATACGTACTACCGATTCATTGATGAAAGTCAGGACACGGTAGTACTCTACGATAACGGTCAGGCAATACAGGTAAATACAGTGCCTAACGTATTCGGACGTGTGCCGGGCTTTATCATATCGGATATTGTGGACTTTACCAACCACAACCGATTCATGAGCAGGCTATACCCGATTATTGAGTTAGCGGATTGCTTTCTCAAGGACAGGTCAGTAGAGCAGTTGCAAAAGAACTATCACGGATTCGCTAAGGCGGTTGAGCCGTTCCTGCAATGTAACACGTGCCAAGGCGAAGGGAATAAGGGCGGTATAGCTTGCCCTGATTGTAGCACACCGGGAGCATCGGTAGGGTCAGGTTTTAAACGTCAAACGAAAGTATCAGACGTTAGCCGATTCCCATTAGAGATGTTGAAGGAAATAAGCTTTGACTTTAAAAAGATATTTGGTTATGTTACTCCTGATATTGCGTCAATGGAGTATCAGAATAAAGCCCTATACGCATTAGAGGCGTTGATGTATCGCACGCATTGGGGTAGTGTTACACCTGCCAAGGCTGAATTTAACGGCACACAGCAGATAGCGGACACAGCAACTAAGGTGTTGCAAGATACGCAGCCGAAACGGTCAGTACTGAATACATTAGCCGATTGGTGTGAAGGGTCAGAGGCGTGGCTACTTAGTTTCATTGTGCAGTTCTACACAAATCAGATACCATCGGATATTTATGTAAGCTACAACAGGGACTATGTACTGAATACACCTGAAGAGTTATTGGACGTGGTGCATCTGATGAAGAAGAACTACGACCCGCCAAATGTGATAACGGCATTGACGATTCAGTACATCAAAGCAGCGTACAAGAACAACCCGAATAAGCAGGTTATTGAGATAAAGAAGTATCTTGCATATCCGATACCAAACGAGAGCGCAGCAAGCATAGAGGCAAGCGAATACGTAGCAGACAGGGACAAGATAGCTGCAAGGTACTACACACAATGGGCTACTACTATGTCGGAGTCTGAATGGCTTACACAGGACGTAACACAGTTAAGAGAAAGTTTATACAAGTATTGTTTAACCATCAAAATAGAAGACCAAAATGAAGGAACCGAAACCGAAGAATCAGATTAAGGCGCAGGACATTATGGATGCCATGACCGAAACAGACCCAGACAGCGGGGAACTGGTAGCAAAGCACTATAAGAAGCCAGAAGCGGACACGGAAAACAAACTGACAGCGTTTGACTACACCCGCCTGAAAGGTGCTAAATTTGAAGAGTATTTCGAATTAGTAGAGGGTAAGCAAGTTGACCAAAAGTCACATTCTATGGCTGTGCGGCAAGGCGGGTTGAACCGTAACAACCACTACTTCTTTGACAAGTACAGAGGCTATCCAATTAAGCAGACAGAGAACGGGCACACTAAGATAGTAGGCATCGAACTAATAAGCGACAAGCCACAGAATGTAGGTTTGCGTCTTGCGTTGTCAACAGCCGTAACGCTTAACGCATACATAGGCGATGCGAACAGGAACTACCCATGCGACATTTATTTACTTAACCAATCACAATCAGTATAACTATGTTACCAAAAGAAGCACAACAGAGTTTATCGGCAATGGGTATCGACATTGATGCACTTGTAAAGGCGCACACAGCAGCCGAAGAAGTGGCAATTGACCTACCTAAAGGAACATTTCTTACAGATGCACAGTTACAGGAGCGTGATGCAAATGTAGCGTTATCAGCAGAAAAGAACGGTGAAAGCAAGTCATTCGACATTGCAAAGTCGGAGTTAAAAAAGCGTGGATTTGAGATTAAAGGCAACAGGTGGGGTGATGTAGTGAATGAGTTGAACGAGGCTATCAATAAGGATAAAGACGCTAAGGTTCAGCAATTGCAGGAGCAGAATGCTTTGTTGCTGAAAGATGTGGACACATTCAAAGGTGAAGTAGAGAACTACAAAACGAAAGCGTCAAAGGTTGAGTTTGATTTTGAGGTAATGAACGGACTACCTGAACCAGCTAACGGGCTAACCAAGAAAGAAACGCTCGAAGTATTGCGTATGCGTGGTTATGAGCCTGAGAAAGCGGATAAAGGCGTTATCTGGAAGAAGAACGGTGAAGTACTGAAAGACGGAGCAACCCATGCCCCAATGGCCCCAGACAAAGCGGTACAGACTATATTCGGTGAGTTGAAGTGGAACGCACCCGCAGCACCCGCAGGTAGGAACGTACAAGGAACGGGATCGAGTGGCGCAGGTGGAGTAAGTTCGTTTAGCGAGGCAAAGAAAGCGTGGGCTGAAAGCAATCCGGGTAAATCGGTTATTTCGCCTGAGTTTAACACGTTTGTTGAGGCAGCAGCTAAGGCAAACCCAGCTTTTGCGTATGATAAGTAGGCTATAAAAACAGCATATATATGGCAAAGGGTAAAAAGAAAAAGGGCAAAATGTGCTAAACATTTTAAGCGGGACGAATAAAGTAGTCCCGCTTTTTTGTATATTTGGCGCAAATGTCAAACTATTATGAGCCACGAACACGAAATGAATGAAGTCGATATGATTATCGCAAAATGGGCGCAAAAGAAAGCTAAGCAGATACGCCCCGAATCAAACGATTTTACCTATGGTGATATAGGGGGCGAAACGTTTATTTTCTTTCACTCTCACCCCAGCCTGCAAAAGTCCATGAATATGGCTTACAGGCTCATTAATTACCCATGTAAACGATAGCCACATGTGCGACCTAACCACAACACTTGTAGAATTATCCGAAATGCCGTATATTTACGTCAAACAATAACTTATGGAACACACAAACAAATACGAGGTTAAATTAGCCCCGCCATCTGTACTAACTGATATTCCTTACTTTAAGGATGCCACAAACGCAGAACAGACGCAACAATGCGAGGTGGTGAGTGAACCTACATGGTCAATTAATATTGAGGTAGGTAATGTAACACTTGACCCATTCCCACAGCTAATTACTCACG